GATAAACAACCCGATGAAATCACCGACGAAGAGCTTGAGAACTATTCGGAGAAAACCCGTAAACGCCTCAAACACTTCAGCAAAGGCTTCCACGACCAACGTCGTCTTGCAGAGTCAGCCCAGAGGGAGAAAGAAGAAGCCCTACGGATTGCTCAACAACTTGTCGAAGAGAATAAACAGCTTAAAGGCGCTGTTAATGAGAATCAAAAGGTTCTTCTTGAGCAAGCTAAAAAAGAAGTAACAGGCGAGATTAATGTAGCTAAATATCGCTATAAACAAGCTTACGAAGCAGGTGACCCGGACGCTATTATTAAGGCACAGGAAGAATTCACTTCCGCCAAGATCAAAGCGGACAAGATAAATAATTATGTTTTACCCCCTTTACAAGAGTCTGAGAGTAATGTAGAACAGCAAACAATCGCCCCACAAAAGGTTGTGGATTCAAGGGCTTTGGATTGGCAGAAAAACAATCCGTGGTTTGGGCCTGATGATGAGATGACCAGTTTTGCCTTGGGGTTGCACCAGAAATTGGTGAAACAGGGCGTCAGCCCTCAATCTGACGAATACTACGAGAAGATCAACGCTCGTATGCACCAAGTCTTCCCCGATAATTTCGAGGGAGCAGATGAACCAGCGGAACCGCGTCGTAGAAATAACGTAGTGGCACCTGTAACCCGCAGCGTTGCGCCCAGAAAAATCACGCTGACGAAGACACAAGTTGCCCTAGCAAAACGGTTGGGACTTCCGTTGGAACTTTACGCCAAACAGGTTGCTGAAGATATGAGGAAACAAAATGGCTGAGAACAGACTTGCTCGTGAACTAGAGACCCGTGAAAAGACAGAGCGGAAACGTAGTTGGATTAAGCCAGATGTATTGCCTAGTCCCAACCCCGAGGCCGGATATGACTTTCGCTGGGTGCGCCTAAGTACCCGTGGTGAAGCTGACCCCATGAATGTTTCCCTTAAGCTTCGTGAAGGTTGGGAGCCTGTTAAAGCTGTAGACCACCCCGAGATTTTCCTGTCGGCTGTTGAGAACGAACGGTTTAAGGACAACGTCGTGATAGGTGGTCTCATGCTTTGCAAGATGCCAACGGAAATAACGGATGATCGGAGAGCGTATTTCAAAGATCAAACGGATAAACAAATGCAGTCTGTGGATAACAACCTTATGCGGGAAAACGATCCACGGATGCCACTTTTTAAAGACCACCGGACTAAAGTTACTTTTGGCACCGGAGCTTAATCTTAGGAGTTTTAAATGGCTTATCCTACTGTTTCAGCACCGTACGGGCTAATCCCCGTCAATCTGCTGGGCGGACAAGTCTTTGCTGGCTCAACCCGGCAAATTCCAATCCAAACGGCACACGGCACCAGCATTTTCTTTGGTGACGTTGTTCTGATGTCATCCAACGGCTGTATCACGACCGCTGTGCTGACTGCTACTACCGTTAACGTCGTTGGTGTCTTTATGGGTTGCAGCTACATCAACTCACAAGGCCAACGTGTTTTTGGGCAGTATTACCCGTCTGGCACGACCGGCACCCCAGACACTACGACCGCGATTACTGCGTATGTTGCGGATGATCCCGATCTGGTGATGAAAGCCGCAATTGTTTCTGGCACTACCACTATTGCTCAAGCTACTCGTGCAAATTTGGTTGGCGGGAATACTTCGCTGGTTGTTAATGTGGGTAACACCACTACTGGTAACAGCGCATTTGCTGTCTTGAACAGCACCGCAACCACGGCAGCAATCCCGTGCAAAGTTGTGGATGTTGTGCCTGATACCGCCCCAGCGACCGGTTCCTTTGTCGAAGTTCTGGTGTCGTGGAACCAAGGCATTCATCAATATCGCCTTGCAACCGGCGTCTAGGAGAATAAATAATGGCTATTTCACGCGCACAACTACTTAAAGAACTCCTTCCCGGCTTGAACGCCTTGTTTGGTCTTGAGTATAAAAAGTATGGCGAAGAACACAAAGAGATTTTTGAAACTGAAACCTCTGAGCGTTCGTTCGAAGAAGAGACGAAACTGTCTGGCTTCTCCGCTGCTCCGGTCAAAGGCGAAGGTTCTGCCATCGCTTACGACAATGCACAGGAAGCTTACACGGCTCGTTACCAGCACGAAACCATTGCTATGGGCTTTTCGCTGACTGAAGAGGCTATCGAAGACAACTTGTATGACAGTCTTTCAAGCCGCTACACGAAGGCACTTGCTCGTGCTATGGCATATACCAAGCAGGTTAAAGCTGCTTCAATCCTGAACAACGCATTTGCCGGTGGCCCGACCTACGGTGACGGTGTGGTTCTGTGCAGCACTTCTCACCCGCTGGTTTCTGGTGGTGTTAACTCCAACACTCCTTCGACCCAAGTTGACCTGAATGAGACCTCGCTTGAGGCCGCTGTTGTTCAGATCGCTGGTTGGACGGATGAGCGTGGTCTGTTGATCGCCGCCAAGCCAATTAAATTGGTTGTCCCACCGTCGTTGATGTTTGTGTCAGAGCGTCTGCTGAAGACGCCGGGTCGTGTTGGCACTGCCGACAACGACATTAACGCGCTGAAGTCAATGAGTTCAATTGGCGGGGGCTTTTGTGTTAACCACTATCTGACGGACACCAATGGTTGGTTCTTGACGACGGACGTTCCGAACGGCCTGAAGCACTTCGTTCGTATGCCGCTGGCTAACAGCATGGATGCAGACTTCGACACCGGCAACAGCCGCTATAAGAGCCGTGAGCGTTACAGCTTTGGCGTTAGCGACCCGCTGGGTATCTTTGGTTCGTCTGGTTCGTAATATGTAGTATGATTCAAGGGTGGATGGCAGACTGAAGAACTAGCCATTAAAAGACAGCTTAAAGCGTCCACCTGTTTCACCTTACTGGGATTTTTACTTACGCAGACTGCCCCAGCAGACTTTGTAGAGACGGCGTAAGTTTGTGCTACAACACAGGAGATTCACATGGCTTTGACCACATTTCAAGGGCCGGTACGTTCGCTAAACGGCTTTTATTCCCAAGGGCCGGGTAACATTCTTACCCTTGGCGCTACCGCCACTCTTTCTGTTGCTACCCACGCGGGTCATACCCTGCTGGTTCCGGCAACTTGCGCGATTACCCTTCCGACAATTAATGCAACCGCTGATCCGGCAACCTCTGGCCCCGGCTCTGACCCAAATACAATTAGTAACATTGGCGTTGAATTTGTCTTGTTCTTCAATGCTATTTCGGCTGGCGCTTCAGCCCAGACGGTTACTTGCGGCGGTTCAGACAAGTTTGTTGGTAGCTTGGGCGTTACGTCTACCGTCTATAACGCTTTTGCATCGGTTACCAACACGATCATTACGCTAAATGCAACCACCACTGGTGGCGCTGCGCGTGGTAGCCAGATCAATATAGTAGCGTTGGCGGCTAATCTTTGGTCTGTCAATGGTGTTTTGGTTGGTTCCGGCACTGCTGCTACGCCGTTTAGCTAATCTTCTGGGGGCTTCGGCCCCCAATTAACACACTAGGAGATTAAATGATGCAAACAGACGTTCTAGCCAGTATACCAATTACCGCCAGCGGTCAATTTACCAATCAAGCAACTGATAATATTGGTCGTTGTAGGATTAAATCAATCTACATCGTCCCCAGTGCTACAGCGGGTAGTCTTGTTCTTAGGGATGGCGGGGCAAGTAGTTCTATTAAACTTACCGTTAACACCGTTGCTTCTGCCTCCCAACCGACCTATATGTTGATGCCGGGACAGGGGTTGCTGTTCCAAACCGCCGTCTATGGAGCGGTGACAAACCTTGGTTCTGCAACCATAATTTACGGGTAAATAATGACCTCTAACAAAGGCTTTAATCTCGCCGGTAAGAAGTTAATGATAGGACTTCCGGCGTATGACTACAAAGTAACAGTAAGCATGGCTGTGTCTCTTATGAAGCTCAGTCAAATGGTGTTGCAGCATGGGATTGATATACAGGTCAACAGCATCTGTGGTTGTTCTGTTGTTTCTCGTGCGCGTAACGTCATAGCCAAGCAGTTCTTGGAGTCTGATTGTGATCACCTGATGTTCATTGATGCAGACATGACGTTTGAGCCTGAGTCAGTGATTCGGTTGATGGCGTGGAATCAAGAACGCGGTATTGTCGCTGGTGCTTATGTAGCCCGTAAAGAAGCTAAAACCTACATCCTGTCGATTGATGGGGGCAATGGAATTAACGGCACTCACGGCACCATCACGATGGATGAGGATGGTCTGGTCAGGGCATATCGCGTAGCCACTGGCTTCATGATGATCCAGAAACAGGTCTTCACCAAACTGGCTGAACAGCATCCCGAGTGGAAACACATGGACACCAACAGTCCGCAAATGCTCTACAGTTTCTTTGACTTTTTGGTCACCCCTGAAGGCATGATTGGCGAAGACTTCCTCTTCTGCGACCGTGCGCGGGAAGCTGGGTTTGAGGTGTGGATAGACCCGACCATCAAGCTGGGTCACATGGGTGTGGTTGAGCATAAGAGTGATTTTGGTAATGATGTCTTATACCCGTCGATGATCTCGCAGCAGACCATGAGTGATGCGGCATGAGCAGCATAAAGACAGTGCCGGTTACGTGGACGGTGCAGAGGTTGATGTGCGATTGTGGTGGCGAGTTCCAGCATAAGTTCAGCATCAAATACAAAGCCAAACCGTTTGTTCATGTGTGCGATAAGTGCAATGCCACAGAAGATACGGAATCTATCTACCCAATGACAATCTACCAAGAGGTCTAGGATGAGCGCAGCATGGACAAGAAAAGAAGGCAAAAACCCCAAAGGTGGTTTGAACGCGAAGGGGAGGGCTTCTTATAATGCAGCTAATCCGGGCAAGCCGGGGTTGAAAGCGCCCCAACCGGAAGGCGGTAGTCGTAAGAAGTCATTTTGTGCGAGGATGACGGGTATGAAGAAGAAGCTAACATCAGCGAAGACAGCCAACGACCCGAACAGCCGCATTAATAAATCGTTAAAAGCGTGGAAATGCTAGGAGATAAACATGGCTGAAGCACCCAAACCCGTACCTAAACCGCCGTTGGAAGACCGAATTCGCGCTTTGGAAAACCGTCGTAAAGCAGGAGAATCTGTCCCCGAGCTTGATAGAGCGTATCAGGAAATGGATAAACTTACAGACCAAGGTTACAAAGGTTCTGGGGGTAAAAAAACTGGCGGTGCGGTTAAGAAATACGTCCGTGGCGGTGGCATCGAATCTCGCGGCAAGACTAAGGGCCGGTTTGTATAATGCCTTCTACATCAGCAAAGCAGCATCGTTTCATGGCAGCAATAGCTCACAGCCCCTCATTCGCCAAGAAAGTTGGGGTATCTCAATCTGTTGGCAAAGACTTCAATGCTGCTGACAAAGGTAAAACTTTTAATAAAGGTGGCATGATGAAAGAATCTAAAGCAATGGTTGGCAAAGAAATGGCGTTCATGAAGAAGAAGGGCGCACCGAAGTCAATGATCAAGCATGAGAAAGCAGAAATGAAAGGCATGAACATGGGTGGGATGATGAAGTACGCCGATGGTGGAAAGATGCCAATGAAAGACGGGAAACCTGCGTTTCTAAATGGCATGAATATGGGTGGGATGGCTAAATACGCTAAAGGCGGTATGGCGCATGGTGGTATGCACAAAATGCCATCTGGTGAGATGATGAAAAACTCAGCCATGAAAAAAGGTGGTATGCCCATGAAAGATGGCAAACCTATGTTCATGAAGAAAATGAATATGGGTGGAATGTCCAGCTATGCCAAAGGCGGCGGCATTGAGTCTCATGGCAAAACCAAAGGCACAATGGTGCGTATGGCTACCGGTGGTTCTGTTAGCTCTGCTTCACGCCGTGCTGATGGTATTGCTCAACGCGGTAAGACCCGCTGCTAATGAGAGCCTCCCGTGGGATGGGGGATATGAACCCCAACAAAATGCCTACAGGTAAGCGCAAAGCCAGACGCGACAATACTGATTTCACCCAGTATGCGTCTGGCGGCGGGGTTAATGCTGCGGGTAACTATACCAAGCCGGGGCTTCGTAAAAGCATCTTCAATAGCGTCAAAGCTGCTGCAATTCAAGGCACGGGCGCTGGAAAATGGAGCGCGAGAAAAGCACAGCTAATGGCTAAACGCTACAAAGCCGCTGGCGGGGGGTATAAAGATTGAAAGCCCCACAACAGTCTCTAAAGGATTGGGGCGACCAGAAATGGCGCACTAAGTCAGGTAAGCCCTCATCAAAGACGGGCGAAAGATATTTACCTGAAGCGGCTATAAAGTCCCTCAGTCCGCAGGAATACGCTGCGACCACAAGGGCTAAACGTGCAGGTAAGGCAGCAGGTAAGCAGTTTGTAGCCCAACCCAAGAGCATTGCTAGAAAAACCGCAGGATATAGATAATGACAACTTCCGGCTCAACTGGGTTTACCCTCGACTTTGCAGAAATTGCTGAAGAGGCATGGGAACGCGCTGGGCAGGAAATGCGGACGGGTTACGATCTTAGGACGGCTCGTCGCTCCATGAACTTGATGACCATAGAGTGGCAGAACCGTGGCATCAATATGTGGACGATAGATCAGGGTGCGTTAACCCTGACAGCCGGTTTAAACACCTATGCTCTGCCCTTGGACACAATTGATCTGATGGATCATGTGATCCGCACCGGTAGTAATACGGCGTCTACTCAGTCTGACCTGTCTATCACGCGCATCAGTATGCCGACCTACGCAACAATTCCCAATAAACTGGCTCAAGGCAGACCGATTCAGGTCTTTGTCCAGAGGTTGTCTGGCGTTCTGTCTCCAACCAACTCCACCCTGAGTGGAACAATCACCGCTACAACCACGACCATTACGCTGTCTACGGTTGTTGGGCTTCCCGGTGCTGGGTTCATCAGGATTGATTCTGAGGACATTTACTATGGCTACCTAAGTGGTAACACCTTGGGTGGTGTTTTCAGGGCGCAGAACGGCACCACAGCAGCCGCGCACACCACCGGAACGGCTATTTACAACCCGAATCTACCGGCGATTACCGTTTGGCTGACACCGGACAACACCCAGACCTATCAGTTTATCTATTGGCGGATGCGTCGGATACAAGATGCTGGGGCTGGGGTGCAGACTGCGGACATGAACTTCCGGTTCCTGCCTTGTGTTGTGGCTGGCTTGGCTTACTACATTGCCATGAAAGTGCCGGATTTGGCTCCTCGTCTAGATATGCTCAAACAGGTATATAACGAGCAGTTTGACCTTGCGGCGGGTGAGGACAGGGAAAAGGCAGCGATTCGGTTTGTCCCGCGTCGTATGTATATTAGCGGCGGCGGGTAATGAGTAAAAAAATAAAAAAATATTCTGGGAATACGGACAGCCTTGTAAAAAAGGTTGTCCCGTCACAACTACGTACTTTTGTCAGCACATTGGCTGGAAGTAGAGAACCTATCACCGAAAAAGATTTTACCGATGCAGAATTAGCACAAGCTAGAGATGCCATAGTTCGTTCTAGAAAGCAGCAAGTAGCATCAAAAAATGAATTTAATAATAGCCCTATTGACGAAACAGTTGGTTATCATCACTACGCTAATGAATCAAAAAACCGAGGCCGAGGCAGCGACTTTAGCGTATTACCTAGTGATGCAATGCGTAATACATTAGGTAGGTTTAAATACGAAAAAACTCCTGAAGGAAGGCTTGTTGCTACAGATAACTATGATTTTAAAGATGATTTAGCCAAGTCGGTGCCGGGTATTCGGCTCTCTTCAGAGTATAAAAACATGAGTAATTTAGAAAAATTACATACGCTTGCAAAAGATACTTTTTCTAAAGAACTTAATCCCGACAAAGGCGTAGCTATGGGCTACCGGACTTTACCAAGTCGTGTAGGAAGCGCATTTATTGGCGACACAAAGCGCCCAGTAAGGTTAGATTTAGGAGACGCCCCATATAAAAAAGGCGGGGTTATCAGGGGTGGTGGTATTGAAAGAAAAGGCAAGACTAAGGGTAGGTTTGTATAGTGGGTAATCGGTATGCTTCAGGCAAAACAGCGATTGCGATGTGTGATCGTTGTGGGTTTCGTTATCGACTGCGAGACCTAAAAACCCTGATTATCAAGACCAAAAACATTAACCTTTTGGTCTGTTCGGAATGCTGGGAACCAGATCAACCACAGTTGCAGTTGGGCATGTATCCGGTCGATGACCCGCAAGCCCTGAGAAATCCACGGACAGACACGACCTATCAGACCTCTGGAGTGCTTGCAAACGGGTCTCTGGGGGATGGTAGTAGGCAGATTCAGTGGGGTTGGAACCCGATTGGCGGGGCTTCCCTAAATGACGCAGGGCTGACCCCCAACTATTTGACGTTGGATATACAGTTAGGCACCGTAACAGTAGTGACAACTTAAGGAGCTATTATGAAGAAATATCTGTCTGGTGGTGATGTCAAGCAGGTCAAAAAGATTGCTGGCGAAAAGGTAATGGGGCATGAAAAGAAGCTGCACGGTATGGCTTCGGGCGGAATTTTAGTTCGTGGTGGTAAAGCCCAAACCAAGGGTAAAATGGCTCGTGGCCCAATGGGTTAGGGAGTAGTTTATGAACTACGCAAGTCTCTGCACCAATATTCAAGATATCACTGAGAATACGTTCACAGCGGATCAACTTGCCATGTTCACGCAACAGGCAGAACAGAAGATTTACAACACTGTTCAGATTGCCAACTTGCGTAAGAATGTCACTGGGACGTTGACCAACGGTAACAAGTATCTGGCAACCCCAACAGATTTTCTGTCCGTCTATTCGTTGGCAGTATTTCCGACCAGTGGGGACTACACCTACCTCATCAACAAAGATGTGAACTTCATGCGGGAAGCTTTTCCCGGCTCTACCGGCGGAACAGGGTTGCCCAAGTATTACGCGATATTTGGCCCAGATTCTAATGACGATACTGAGTTGACTCTTATTGTTGGCCCAACACCGGACGCCACCTATAACGCAGAGCTGCATTATTACTATTACCCAGAGTCCATTGTCACTGCCAGCACGACTTGGCTTGGAGACAACTTTGATTCGGCGCTGCTTAACGGCGCACTGATTGAGGCTATCCGGTTTATGAAGGGCGAAGCGGACGTTATTGCAAACTATGAGAGCATGTATGTAATTTCGTTGAAAATGCTTAAAAACCTTGGGGATGGCAAACAGCGTCAGGATGCTTATCGTTCTGGTCAGGTCAGGAATAAGGTTGCCTAATGTCTATCGTCCAAACACTGACTACTAGCTTCAAGGGACAGTTACCCCTTGCTGTCCACGACTTCACCACAGACACGATGAAGCTGGCTTTGTATTTGTCTACCGCCAATCTGGATGCAGATACCACTGTTTACACGGCTACCGGTGAAAGCACAGGCACAGGTTACACGGCTGGCGGGATTGTTTTGACCAACGCTACTGTCCTGACCTACGGCACAACGGTATATATAGACTTTGATGATGCTGCGTGGGCGGGTGTTTTGACGGCACGAGGCGGGTTGATATACAACTACTCAAAAGCAAACAAGTCCGTGGCAGTTATAAACTTTGGTGCTGA